GCCTCCATCCGGTCGGCCACGCCTATGTCGGCACGTCCCCTTCAGGTGGCCCGACTAACGCGGCGACGACCAACAACTTGGCAGCCGCGACCTCCTGGCAGCGGGTCTTCACCGAACGGAAGCAGATCAAAGTCGCGCGGCTCATCACTCGCGAAAGCTGATCGAACTGAGGGGCAGCCTAAGCTGCCCCTTTTCACAACAAGCTTCTGAAAGGATAAGGCTATGACCAAAGGTCTGCAACGTTCCCTGTCGCGGGGCCCCAAAGCGACGAAAGACGTGGTCCACATCAAGCTTGCGCTGAGTGAGGCCCTGACGTTTACTGGCTCGACTGGCGTAGCAGTTTTTGCCACGGCGATCATCGACCTTCTGCCTGAGGGCAACCTGCTCTATCTGGGTGGTGTTTCCAACCTGACGTTCACGGGTCCGACGTCTGTGAACCTTGCTGACAACTTCCAGGGGACCTATGCCATTGGCACCTCGGCCACGGCAGATGTTACCCTGAACGGCACCGAGGTGGACCTGATTGCCTCGACTGCCATTCCGGCTGCCACCAATGAGATCATTGCCAACGTGCGGGCAATGAACGCTGCGCAGGCTATCCTCAACAACACCGACGGGTCGCTGGAGGTGAACCTCAATGTCACCCTCAACGCGGACACGGTGACCAATGCACAGAGTGTCGTGGTGACTGTGACTGGCACTGTGGATCTCGTATTCATCGTCCTTGGCGACGACTGACCTACCTACAGGGCTCGCTTAGGCGGGCCCTACCTAACCCTGAGGAGCAATTGAATGGCAAAGACGAATGAAGAAATTCTAGAGGCCGTAATGGGCCTCTCCCCGGCAAACGATGACCATTGGACCACTGATGGTCTGCCTCGTCTGGACGCTGTCGAAAACCTGCTTGGGGCGAGCGTGACCCGCAAACAGGTGACCAATGCCGCTCCTGACTTCAATCGGGGACATGCACAGTCTCTGGTCGACGAAGCCCACGATGAAGAAACGGCGGGCCCCACGGGCATGGACGCTGACAACGCATTCGATTTGGATACTGATCCGCTGTTCCTTGGCGACCAGGAAGAGACCGACGAGGCCACGGCAGGTGCCAGCGGGCCTGATGATGACTTCGATCCTCTCGCAGAAGGCCCGGGTGACGAAGAGGCTGAGATGGACGAGGCAGTCCAGGAAGCGCAGGATCGCGTGAGCGCCATTCAGCGTGGCCTGGAAAAGGGCAAGCTGATGCTGGCTGAAGCCGAGCAGGACTTGGCCAATGCCGTCAACGCCAAGAACCAGGCTTTCCCGCCCCTGAGCGCCGCAGTTGCCATTCAGCAGTTTCAGCACAGCGAACATGAGAAGCGAGCTGCTGCCCGTGGGGTGACGCTGAGCCAGGCGTCTTCGCCGATCGACATGGCCCTGAAAGCTCGCCGTGCCAACCAGGGCCATCGCACGCCAGATTTATTCAGCAACCAGGGGTAACAGACCATGGCAACTAGGACTGCATCTCTGAAAAGCTCTGCAGTCCTTTATCACGCACAGCAGCGGCATTTGGGGTGTTTAGCCGCTCAGGAAGCTGAAGAGGATTGATCGATGGCCCTCACAGTCGAAGATGGTACTGGCCTGGTTGCAGCGGACGCCTACATCTCTGTGGCAGACGCCGACATCTATTTCACAGCCTCGGCCAACACGACTTGGACCTCGGTAGCCACTCCTACCAAAGAGATTGCCATTGTCAAGGCAACCCGGTATATGGAGAAAAGGTTCGGTATGAAGTGGAAGGGTTTGATTTCCTCGTCTGCCCAAGCCCTTGGGTGGCCCCGTCGGTATGTCTATGACAAACTTGGCACCGAACTGGTTGACCAAGTGCCAGTCCAGATTGCCCTGGCCTGTGCAGAATATGCCGTTCAAGCACTTGTCAGTCCGCTGATCCCTGAAACGGTTTATCCGATCGCCGATGGTGCGCCCGTTCCATTCGGCCGCATCAACCGCAAGGTCGAAAAAGTTGGCCCCATATACGAAGAGACCTACTACTCGACAGGCGGAGTTCATGCTTCCCGAGTGGGCTCAGGTTCATTCCTGGTCGATGCTGACAGGGTTGTCCAGTATCCCGAGGCAGACTTCCTTGTCAGTCCGTTCATCAAGAGTACGAAGGGGGTAAGTCGTTGAGCCTTTCTGCCCGTCTTCAGAAAACTGCTAGTCGTCTGATCGCTAAGCATGGCGCTTCAATGGTGGTCACCGCCCGTACTGCCACTCCGCAGCGGGACACAGCAAAGCCATGGCGTGGCTCGACTGGTACCACTCCGGTGACGGTATTGGCAGTCCAGTATGACTACAAGGAAGAGGAAGACAAAGACGCTACTTGGCGTCTGAGCCACTCCCGTTTCATTATTGCTGAGATTAACACCGCTGGAACTCTGCAGTTTTCCACCGTTGACCTTACTACTGCCACCGACTTGACAGACACGTCTGGGCATGTCTGGAGCATTGAGAACGTGGAAATTGTGGAACCCGGCAATACCCGCGTTATCTATATTCTATACGTGGCGAGGTGACTCATGTCTAACCTTACACGAGCACAAGCACGGGATGATATGCTTGACATAGTGAACGCCGCCCTTATTGGTTACTCGGCAGGGTTTACTGTGATTTGGGAAGACGATGACAGCAAATCCCGGCCGAAAACTAAAACACCCTATGCTACTGTGGGCGTCTACCATGTCACTGGAGGCCAAGCAACAATGGGCCCCATTGGCAATCGGACGTTTCGCCGCTATGGGTATCTCGAAGTGCTGGTGCACACCCCTGAAGGAGACGGGTTTACGCTGGCTGACGAACTTGCTACAATCGTGCATGACGCCCTTGAAGGGGTGACCACAACTGGTGGGGTCATCTTCAGGAATGTCCGTGCAGTGGAGGACGGCAAATCCGGGTCCTTCCGCGTTACGAGCGTTTGTGCGGATTTTGAGTATGACCAAATCAGATAAGGGGGCCATCCATGGCACAAGTCAGCAAGATCGACAGCAATGTGACGGGACTCCGTTACTGCGTTGAAAGTTCCATTGGCGTTGCAGGCACTGTCTGGTATCCACTTGACCCGAACAGTTACAGCGACTTCGGTGGCAGCTTCACGAAGGTGGCGCGTGCTCCGATCAACAGCAAGCGTTCCCGTTACAAGGGCGTGCTGACTGACCTGGACAGCGCCGGCGGGTTCAACATCGACCTGACCCAGACGAATATCCAGGACTTGTTCCAAGGTTTCATCTTTGACCAGTTCGAAGAAAAAGGTCGTCAGGTCCCCTCGGCAGTCTCGGGCCTCCTCTATACGGTTCCCAGTGCCTCGGACTTCCTGGTCAATGACCTGATCTTTGCTTCGGGCTTTGCAATCACGGGCAACAACGGCCTCAAGTTGGTGACCGCCGTAACTGGCACCACCATTTCTGCAGCTGGCCTGACCATTGAGGCCTCACCCCCGGCAGGCGCCAAAGTCGTTCGTGTGGGCCATCAGTTTGCGACTGGTGACTGTGAAATCAACGCTGCTGGCACGCTGCCAGTCATCAAAACCACCACCAAGGACTTGACCCAACTCGGTTTGGTGGATGGCGAGCTGGTTTATATCGGTGGTGACTCTGCTCCGATGACCTTCAATACCACCACGAACAACGGCTGGTGCCGAGTCCGGAGTACTGACGGAGCCAATTCGGTCACGCTGGACAAGGCGTCCGGGGTGATGGTTACAGACCTCGGGTCTGGCAAGACGATCCAAATCTTCTTCGGTCGTACCCTGAAGAACCAGGAAGGCGCTGCAATCACCCGCACGACTTACCAGTTGGAACGGACCTTGGGTGCTCCAGACGATGCTCTGCCGGCTGAAGTGCAGGCAGAATACATTATCGGGGCTGTCCCCAGTGAAATGACAATGGCGATCGATACCGCGGACAAGATTATGGTGGACATGTCTTTCATGGGCACAGACTACGAGACCCATGATGGCACAACTGGCGTCAAAGTCGGCACCCGGCCGTCGCTGGGCTCGGCCAAGGCATTCAATACCTCGACCCACGTGACGCGTATTCGTATGGGGCTTTGCTCCAGCACAAACGAATATGTAGATGCCATGTTTGCCTATGTGACGGAGGCACGGCTGACCATCAACAACAACATCACCATGAACAAGGCCGTCGGGACCCTCGGTGCCTTTGAAGCAACTGCAGGCACCCTTGAAGTCGGCGGAAACATTACTGCCTACTTCCAGAACATGTCAGCGCTCCAGGCCCTGCGTGATAACTCAGACGTCACTATTGACATCTGTGTGGTCAAGGACAACGCCGGGTTGTCCTTCGATCTGCCACTGCTGTCCCTTGACGATGGCAAACTGAACGTGGAACTGAACCAGGCGGTGACCATTCCGCTGGGCTTGATGGCCGCTGATGGCGAGGACGTGAACTCCAATTTGGCTCACACCATCGTCATGAGCTTCTATGACTACCTTCCGGATGCAGCAGAGGCCTAAGAACCTCCAATGCCAAGCACTAGCTATAAAGCGACGGCAATCCGGGAATAGCAGTAAACGCAAATGCTGAGGAGCATAAGATGAAAGTGACAAAGAAACAGCGGAAGGGTGGCTATGGTTCCTTCCGATCTGACATCAGTGCTGAACAGGAAGGCGTGATCCTCGATTATGGCTCGTTCCGTGTGACTATCGCCCGTGCTGGCGGTTCCAACAAGGCCTATGAGCGCATTCTGGAGAGTCTGACGAAGCCATACCGCCGTGCCATCCAACTCGAGACCCTTGACGGCAAAATCTCGGAAAAGATCATGAAGGAAGCGATGGCGAAGACGATCGTTCTGAATTGGGAAGTTCTGGTCGATGCCGACGGGCTCCCTGACGCTGACGGCAAGGACTGGAAGCCGGGCTTGGAAGACCCTGACACCGGCGACCTCCTGGCTTTCAGCTGGGAGAATGTGCTGCAGGTCCTTCAGCACAACGAAATCCAAAACCTCTATCATGACCTGCGGGTCCAGTCTGGCAAGGAAGCGTTGTTCCTCCAAACCCGCCGGGAAGAGGAGGGAAACGACTACAGCAGTTCCTGATCTACCAGTTAGAACAGGGACCAGTCGAAGAGCAGATTATCAAAATCGCAATGAGGTCGAACCAACCGCTACCTGACCCCATCGCGAATGCTCCTGAAATACCCCTTGGCTTGGGTTTCTTCTACAAAATCTTTCAGGAGTTGTGCTCTGAACGGACAGATGGCTATATACCGGGTTCAGCGATCCGAGCCTACTGCCAGGATGAGAACATTTACGGAGAACTGGCAGATGATGTAACCTATCACGTCAAAAACTTGGACCATGCCCTTCTGGAGTTCAGACGAAAGAAGGCAGAAACGGAACGGGGAGTGAAAAATGGCTGATCTTGGCGATCTGGGGAGGCTGCTTTATGTTCGCGCCTACCAGGTGGGCCAATGGGGCGATGCCACTCCTCGCAAAGCGACCAAAGTGCTTGTCAGTGAGTTGATCCGTGCCACTCCCGTTGACGAAGGGGTGGCACGTTCTAACTGGCAAGTTGAAAGTGCTCAGCCAGCCAGAGTATCCCAACGCCCAGCCTATGCACCTGGGCACCATCTTGGTATTTCTGAGACCCGCAATGCTGCGGCTGCTATGGCCGTGGCCTTTGCAAAAATCAATCGGGCACCTACGATCTTTCAACTTGATAACTTTTTTGAAGCAGGCCTTATGGAAGCGGCTGGTGGGGTGACGTTTCATGTCTTCAACCCTGTTGCCTGGATTGATCCCCTCGATCGTGGCCATTCTCGGCAACAACGCGCTGGGTTTGTGAAGCGGGCTATAGAAGTAGCCCGCTTTGCTGCTCACCAGAACAAGATTTTCACAGACGTCGGGACAACCCCTCATGGACGTCCTGCTGTGACACCATTCAAATACGGCTTCAACCAAGACATTCGATACGGAGGTCATAACTGATGGCTACCGAACGGATTGATATTGTCATTACTGAGCGAGGCACTCGCACTGTAAAGCGAAACATTGAGAGCTTGGCCACGGCAGCCGAAACGGCAGACGGTAGGTTTAATGCCCTTAAGGCAGCCATTTCTCGGATCACACCCACCCAGCAACTAAACACTCTGCTTCAGCAGATCAATGGTGTTCGGGACTCCCTTGCTGGTTCACGTACGCTGAAGAACTGGATGAAGATTTCGATCCAAGATGCCAACTCCGCTATTCTTATACTTTCTGGCAACCTGCGGACAATTAAAGCCTCCATGGCTGGTACTACCGACTGGGCTGCCATAACTGAGTTCCGGCAGGCTGAAGAGACCCTTGGGGACATTATCCGTAAGCTCCAGCGTATCCGTACCCTGCAGAGTGCTCAAGTTAACACTGCTGGAGCTCTCAATGGAACTGCTGGAGTCGCTCCATATATTCCCAAAGTCGTGACACTCCCTGAGACTAGCAGGCTTGCTCAGGATGCAGAACTAGCAGCACGCAACACCGAACGGTTGGGCCGTGGCGTCAACCAAGTAGGTAATGCGGCCAAAGGTGCCCATACACCGCTCATGCTCCTCAACCGGTATGTGGGTGCCTTTGGTTCCATCATGATCGGCCAGCAACTTATGCACTTGGCAGACAGCGCCACAGTGGTTTCTAACCGGGTGATGATTGTCAGCGACAGTGTGGGCGAAGCTGAAGCGGGTGTTCGGGAACTGTTTGCCATTGCTCGTCGGACACGGACGCCCATCGAAGAAATGGCCCAGCTTTACCAGAAAGCTATGATGGCTTCTGATGAACTGGGTATCAGTCAACAAGACGCCTTCCGTTTTGTAGAAGCTGTTGGTATGGGCTTAGCAGTTCAGGGCTCCAGCGTTAATACCGCTCGGGGGGCTCTGATCCAGCTCTCACAAGCCATCGGCACTGATGTTGTGCGAGCTGAAGAATTCAACTCCATTCTTGAAGGCGCCTATCCTATTGCCTTGGCAGCAGCGCGTGGTATCGACAGGACTGGCGGTTCGGTTGCTCGTCTGCGGCGCATGGTTATCAATGGCGAAATTTCATCCAAGGAGTTCTTTGAGGCCATCCTGTCTCAGTATCCTGAGATCGCAGACATGTTCAGCAAAACTACCCCCACTATCAGTCAAGCATTTACTGTCCTCCGCAACAAAATGACGGAGTATATGAGCCAGTCTGAAGAGGCCCGGGCTATTGCTAAAATATTCTCGGGGTCCCTTTTGATTATTGCTGACAATATCGCACCTATTGCAGATATTCTGTTCAGCCTTGGCATTGCTTGGGCCACTGCCTTTACCGTTGGCAAAATTGGACTTGTGGCCCGCATGGCCATCAGCACAGGCGCTCTTGCCACAGCCATGGCTCTGCTTCGTGGGGCAATGGGCTTCCTTGGCGGGCCTATTGTCGGGGGTCTCGCTTTGTTGGCTGGTGCCGCGTTCTGGGTCTACCAGAACATGGATAGTGCCGCCGACCAGATTGAGCGTCTGAACACGGCAATGGACGATAGTGTGACTGCCATCCAAAACTACAATGAATGGGTTCAGATCTCCATACAAGAACAGGAAGAGCTTGGGGGTTCTATTAATCTGT